TCGTTCTGCTTGATTGTTCTGTACGAATCAAAACCGTTAAACTCCATGTTTCCATTGACAACACCGACTTTCACAGTTAACCCGCTATCTTGATAGATGTCCATGTTGTCTACAATCGTATAGTACGGGGTCGATGAGTTACCTGTGGTCAAAGCCGGTGCGGCTTTTGTCGTTCGGAGATTGACAATAGTCAACACACCTTCTGCGTCGCCCGCTTCAAATGAGCCAGAACTAACAACGTAGTCAACAAGATCGCCGTGAAGCACAATGTTCTTTGCAGCGTCAGCGAAGTAATAGCGGACACTCGGAAGTTCATAGTACACGTCAATGTACACGTGATCGATTCTCACTTCAAACTGTGTAGCGGTGCTGAAGATGTCAGACTGTAAGTAGAGACCAATGCTGAAGTCAGGATCAAGCAAATCTTCAATCGGAATACTTCCGGCACCGAAGATACTGGATGATGAACCGCAGGTAAATGTGGTACTTGTCATACCACTCACAATCTCCGCTTGTAAGCTGTTATTACCAGATGTCAGGAATTCTTGAGCGGAGCCAAAAGACTTCTCAACGTAGCCACCAAACTCGGATTGCCGTACAACCCCAAGTACACCGTAAAGTCCAAGACTGGCAGGGATGGAAGCGGTGTCACCACCGTCATCTACAATAGCCGTAATCTTGATGCCTTTGATTGAACTTCCTTCCGGAATGGCACTAAGTCCCGGAAAGCTGTTCAAGGTAACGATTGCCGTTCTGCCCTGACTGGGGTTTGACGCAGCACTGACTTTCTGATAGATGTACTCGCTGTCAGCAGTGTCAACATTACCAAGCATGGTGTTCTCATCACTCACACCAACCTGATTTCGCCAGAGACCAAAGTTTTCCCATCGATGAGTACCAGTACCGTTATGTGCAAACCAGCTTGTGATTCCGGGGCTTATGCCGGTAATCCGTCCAACCAATCGATTAGCTTCAAGACTGGTGACGCTTGAACTGGTGGAGTAACTGTTACCATCAATATCACGATAGCGATCAATCTTGTTCAGGTAGCCGTAGCTTCGATTACCAGCGTCAAACGTAACCTTCCAACCAGTGTGTACGAACTGCCAGTTGGTTCTGTTGATCGTGTTGGTTAAGGACGCTACGGGGCTACTAGCCGCTGTTCCGGTAGATGCATCAATAGTAAATGTCGGGGCGGATGTGTAGGAAGTGCCACGCTTCGTCGGAACAATGGCTTTAACAGCGCCGCCACTGATAATCGGCATTGCTTCTGCGTCACCTGAGCTTACAGTCACAGCATCATTAGTCAAGTCGTACTGAGTACCCTCTGTTCCCGGCTCCGTGATAGAAAACACAGTGTCATTAGTCAGCGCGCCAAGTTCACTGTCAACACGATACATGCAAGCAATGTCAGGCTGATATTCAATATTTGACTCAGCGGAAATCTTGGTAAAAACGACATCAGTCATCGCCTCGGAAATACCACCACTCACATCTCTGTAAAGAGATAAGGACGACTGGTAAAAGTCATAACTGAAAATTGCGTCGCCGTTCCGAGTGTATCCTTCGGTAGTACTTGTAGTAGAAAGAGGAGCAAGATAAAGAGTGCCAGTACCGGATGTCCAAGCTCCACTATTAAGCGTAGCCTTCAAAACCAGAAACGGGAAATTGTCTACAGATTTGTGGTAAACATAATCTCCGGGGTAAATCTGTTTGACCGTGGTTCCACTACAAACAAAAGCATCTCCAATTACACACGTGGCTTCTTTAAGTTTTTCAGACCACGCTTGATTAAGGGGGGTTGGAGGAAAGGTAGCGTCGGGGAGGATAGAGTTATAATTATCAAGACTGATATAACTGGTTTCTTGAACGTAAGACAGTAACGTACTTTCTTCATCCTTAGATGTGGCCGTTGAAGACCCGAATACGGCGTTCTTTTGAGTGCTAGTTAGAACACCCGCCCCAAAAATTTCAAACGTACCCTCTGGAATGTCAAGCACAGCGCTATTCAGGATTTTAATATTGCCCGAGCTAAATGAGGGATCAGCATAAGATGGGCAGTCTAGTCGGATGAAAGGAATAAGTGCGTTATCGAGTAGCGTTGCACCACCGGGTGTGTCGTACAGCGCTAACTCATCTGAGTTCCAAGCCATATATCCAAATGGAATCTTATTTGGATTATCGGTACTCTCAACATAAAGCCAAGGGCGTTCTGCATATATCGCGTCGATAGTTGTAATACCACTTGCAACAAGGTCGTTGATATGGATGTAGAAAATCTTGTCCGTCTTGTTACGCATGTTGCCATCATAAAGACGCATACCGTCGATGCGCTTCAATCCAGCACCATCTACAAATTCGTAGTTCAAGCAGTCACGAAGCGAGCCCGGTTTAGCCAGACTCGTCGCGGTGTTAAAGTCAAGACCCTCAGTAAGAGGGATTACGTCAAAGGTGTACTCACTCATCGGAACCTACTTCGGGCATATGTCGCAGGTGGCATTTCTTTCCTAATCAGTTGATTCACGTAGTAGTCATATCGTTTCTTGGCGCGTGACCAGACTTCAGGCTTACGGTCGTAATCAGCGTAGTGCATCACAGCACGCCAAACAATGATGTCCTCGTACTGTTCTTTCATCGCAGGATTCAAAACTTCCGTCTCGGTAGAAAGAACTTGAGGCTCGCCTTCGTAGTGAAACTGAACGATGTAAGGACCGTTCGGTTTCGGATAGAATTCGGTAATACCCCTTGGGTTCGTGCTGAAGTAAACTGGCTGGCCTTGGCTCTGTTCCATGCCAACAATGTGTCGCCAGTCTTCCCAACGACAATAACTCATCAGAGTACGGCTGTAGTCTGTCTGGTTAAAGTCGGTATCTGCGTCACCAGCCATAAGGTGAACGTAGAACGTGTCAAGACGTGGTTCAAGAAGATCGGTGACTTCTACACTCAGGTCATGCGCCCCCTGCCCCTTATACCTAGCAAAAGCAGCTTCAGTAAGCGTAGTGCCGTCACTAGCATAAAGACCAATCTGTTCGTTCATCAGAAACGGAGTACCGTAGTCACTAGACGCGCTAAAACCTTCCGTGGTAATACCGATGTAAGCCTTGGCAGTACCGGAGGCCCATGCGCCGGATCGAAGATCAATGTCTGCTGTGCTGTTGTCGATCTTTCGACCCACAGCAAACTTCACTCCGCTCGTGGCACCAATGAGAACAGCGCCAGCAGCAGGTGTATCATTGCTCGTACTGTTCTGTTCCAGATAGATTCTAGGCTGTACCTTGATGGCTGCTTGCTTGATGGTGAATTCCATTTCACCCTTTTCCATCTGGATTTCTTTCCAACTGTCAGCGACCCATGTCTTGAATCGCTTGTGCATTGTGTCGTCAGGTGTAGTAAAAGAGGAGCCAGTGCCAATGTCGTTAAGCGTGACACCCGCCTCTTGGATTGCTTTGTTAATCAGTTGACGGTATGTTTGCTGTGCCACTGGTCTTAGCTCCTCTTCTGTTTAGTTAAGCCGCTTCAGTCTCGGGGGTGTCGATGTCAAGAGAACTGAACCCGTCAAGCTTGCCGTTCATCACAACACGGTTAAGCTCTCGCGGCGTAGGCCAGCGACCGAACTTTTCAAAATAAGCGCGATACGGAGCCAGTTTACGTTCCTTCAAGACTTCGTGACCTTCTCGCGGATCGGGGCCTTCCTTGACTTCGTGAACCGTCATTGGGTATGCATCAGCTTCGATCCAACGAAAACGATTACGACTGTTTTCTGCTTCTTCCAAATCTTCAAACAAGACCGTCTTCTTGCAGTCCTTCAAAGACTTCATTACCTTAATCGGTACGTCAACACGCACGTCCTTTGGAATCTTACACATATACCCGTTCACGCTTGCCATCAACGGATGACGCGATTCGCCGTGAACGTAGTGAAGCGTAATAGAAGCCCATCCGGGTTCCAAACTACCATCTTCACTAGCCTTACTAAGTTTCGCCACGTCTGACTTGTTCAACACGTTGCGAATTGCACGGATGATGTCAACCTTCAACATGTCCGTAGTTACCTTGACGCCATACAGTTTCGCGGCACGCTTGCGGAGTTCACCCATCGGAAGGGTTTCAAGCTCTGCAATCTCTGCGGCGTTGCTATTGTCCTTTGCCATTTTGTTGTTTACCTTCTAGTTATATCAGACACACCCTTTCTAAAGCACAAAAAGGAGCGGAGAGGGCGGTGTGACGCTCCCTCTCCAACTCCTCATTCAATTACCCCGAATCAGAGGGTGTAGCGGCTTTCGTACTCAACCAAGCCAGATGCAGCGTCAGCAGCATTCTGCTGAGCAACCAGAACAGCCAAGGTGATCTTACGAACGCCAGAAGTGGTCTGCGAATTAAGCGCCGCTTCAGTATCCACCTTCAAGATGTCACCATCGGCAGTGACGTGTGCAACAGAGATAAACTCCGTCGAAACGTAATCAGCAACAGCAAGAGAGTTGTTCTCAATACTGTCGTCAATCTTCGTGCTGCCAATGTACAGGTCCGCCGTGTCGGCGTCCGCAGTACCGAGAGATGCGTCACAACCGAGCGAGTAAGCCAGAATCTTCTGGTTCGCACCAAAGACCGCAAAGCGCAAAGCGTCGTTGTCAGCCAGTGCCTTACCGTCCGGAATAGTTACAGTAAACGAAAACCATTCCGGCTGTTCGCTGGTAGCGCGAACCTTAGCGCCCTGCGTATAAGCGAGAGAATCCCAATTTGCCATGTTTCTTTACTCCTATCTAATTAGAGGTCGGTGCAAGCAGCTTCGATACGCACAATCCAGTTCTGATTCAAGATCAGAGCCGCGTACCAGAACTTGAACGAGATAGCACCGCGTTGGGCCATCGGGTCTTCATACGTCGCCTTCGGGTTGATGACGGTGATGTTGGCAGAGTCCTTGCCCTTCAGTGAAGTACAACCAAAAGCATCCTGCCCAAACACAACACCAAGGTACACGTCAACCGCTCCGCTAGTTGCCAACATACCATTGGTAGTAGCCGAGCCTGCACTGTAAGCAGGGACAGCGTGGTTAGTCAGAACCACTCGGCACTCTTCAACCTTACCAATCTCGTATTCCGAGATGGGGGCAAACGATCCGTACTTTTCAACCGAGACGAACGAGTCCATTTCACGGAAATCGCGTTCCTGAGCGACGTTACCGAAGTAAATGAACGAAGCGTTCACCGGCTCCGTAGCCACGTCAGACGACGCAGGCACACGCTTGGTGATCTTCTTACCGCGATTCAGCTTGATCTGACGAACCGCAGCACGGATGTCATCCAGAGTAATCGGGGTGTTCACATCAGCACGGGCAGTACCATTGGCAAAAATAACGTTAGTACCGGCTGAAATAGCATTCCAAAGAATCAGTTCCTTCATCGCACCAGCAGCCTGACCAAGCACTTCCGTCATCTTGTTCAGAACTGGGTCTTCGTGCGTGTCAAGAACAACGTCCGTAATACCCATCCACTCACCGTACTGCGAGAGGCTGACCTGAACCGGTTCGTCCTCATACATCTTCGGGGACTTGGTGACACCTTCAGTCAAGGCAACTGCCGAGACATCCAGCGGGATAGCGCGCTTGAACTTGACGGTCTGCGACTTGTTCTGCGGCACCTTCTCGTGCATCGCATACGATTCAAGGAACAGTTCGTTCTGCGCGTGAGCAAGGAACTTTCCAACTGCGTAACTACCAATTCGGGCGGTGATATCGCCGTAGTTATTACCACTAAAAGCCATAATTTGTTTCTCCTAAAATTTGAGTTATCGTTTTACAAGGTTGTTCTTGAAAGCGAGCTTGAACATATCGTCCTCACTCATTTCAGTCGGGGTTGGAGTTACCTTACCCGTTACACCTTGCACTTGTACTTTTCTCTGGCGCTCTTGTGTGAGCTTGTCCACGTTTGGGGCGGGTGTCGGGGGTTGCTTCACCGTTTCTTGAGTAGTCTTTTGCGAGTCCTGCGGCGGGGCAAAAAGGTCCGGCCTGTCCTTCGCAAACAACCCAATAACGTAAGCAATCTCGTCCGCACTTCCGTCCGCCATCTGCTGGATTGCCGGAGGCTGATACTGAAACCAGTTGAAGTAGTTATCATCTTCAACGATTTTCGGAAGGTCTGGCACCAACTGGGCGAGACGAACACGCTTCTGTTCTTGGACAGAAACTTCCCGTTCTCTGTAAAGCGGCTCTGTGGCGGCTCTTGTACGGGCTTCGGCTCGTTCTTCAGCTTGCCGTGTGGTTTCCTCTGCGAATTGCTTGAACAGCTTAGCTAGAGCTGGATCAGATTCTTGGAGGACTTTCCACTCCTCTGTTTCCTCAACCTTCAGCTTGGATTCAGTCTGCTTTTGTTCAGTCTGTTGCTGGGGTTGTGTACGTTCACGCAACGCGCGCTCGTATTCTTGCTTCTGGCGTTGAAGGGCAGCAATACGTCCTTCATCGGACTTGTACTTCTGCTTCCACTCAAGTTCAGCCCTGCGGGCTGTTTCCAGTTCTTTCTCTTTTTGAAGGATGATATTACGGACATTTTCCGGAAGGTCTGCAAGGGGGTCTTCACCCGCTTCAGTTCCGGTTTCCGTGTTGTCATTTCCTTCTTCAGTGGTCGTTGCGGCAGTTTCTTTGCTCTCTTCTGCGGCAGTACCTTCGGATTCAACGCTTTCTTCTTTGATTTCCTTGACTTCAACGGGCTTTCGATTAAGCGTGGATTGAAAAGCAAGTTCAAACAAGTCTTCGTTATCATCGGTTAGACCATTCTGGTTTTGTTCAGTTCCGTTCATGTTACAGATTAACTCCTATTTTGAGGCTCAGTATAATTACTGAGCGTCGGGTGTTTCCCACGAGAGGATTGTTTTGCACACTTTGATCTTTTCTTGGGCGCGTGTGCAGGCTTCCCAGTCCTTAGCGGAAACAAGGGCGTCCATGCCTTGCTTCTCCATTTCCAACACTTTCTCCTTGATTGCTTGCCACTCTTTTGAGTACTTCGGGAATTGGGGCAGCATGTCCGTTACCAACCCTTGCCCGTCTTGATGGCTTGCTGTGCTTCCACTTCCTTAAGGGCTTGACCACGCGCTTTGATCGTGTAGTCCTGTCCTGCCAAGAACTTCTTGGTTTCGTTGTCCATGTTCTTCGATTCAAGATCAGCAAGAATCTTGGCGCGATCCGTTTCCGACTTGGCAGCAAGCTGCGCCATCGCGGTGTCAAACTCAAGCTGTGCGGCGAGAACGCGTCCTTCAACTTCCTTGGATCGAATCTGTGCGTTCGCCATCTTCTCCTGATAGTCCATCTCGTAACGCTTCTGAGCTTCATCTCGCTCAAACTGCAATCGCTCGCTTTCAAGCTGAAGTTTCTGTTGCTTGATCTGGAGGTCAAGGATCGCGGGATCAGGCTGCTGGTTCTGTGCGGCTTGCTGTTGTTCCTGCGCGATCTGTTCGTCACTCTTGACGATGTTTCGATGCGGAAGGTTCATCGTCGCGATCCATGCCTTGACGCTGTTCTGGCGATTAATCACTTGTCCCATTGTCGGGTCTTGTGCCGACATAACGTTCAGCTTTTCAAGGTTCTTGGTTTGAAGATCGCTACGACGCAAGTCGGTACTAGACTTGACATCTACTTCAAAGTCGCCTTTGATAGACGGATCAGGGTTGTACTGCATGTTCCAAGCGACCATCCAATCCACAACCTTTTGTGTCATGTTGTCGTCCCACTGTTCCGACATAAAATCAAGAATCGTAGTGGAGTTGGTGTTGAAAATCGCAGTGCCCGTAGCGCTAGGGTCGCCCGTCTGCGGGGACTGAAGGCCCTGAGCGAGAAGCGGAACACCAGACTCTTGCTCAGCAAAAGCCTGTGCGGTTTGCAGCACTTCCATCAAAGGACCAGATTGGTTCTGCGGACTGATGTACTGGAACGCTGCACGAGCGTCAGCACCGTACTGCGTCAGGTGCCAAATCTTGTGAGGCTGAATTTCCCAAACACCGTTCTGTGGTGCAATCAAGGTTCGATCAATAACAAGCTGAGGACCAGATGAGATGCTGGCGTTGTCAAGAACCATCTGCCAAGCGATATTGACAACCTCTTGGTTGTCTTTCATCAGAACCGGAACGCCAATACCAAAGATGCTGCCGGGGTCTTCCTGCCATACGCTTACTGCGTAGGGGACCGAGTAAGAACCCTCTACGTTGGAAAGCTCAATGCGCAGAATCTTCCCTTGGCAAGCCCAAATCTCACCGTAGTAGTAATCAAGGGGCGTGTCGTAAGCAACTTCTATGCC